GATCTACCAACAATACTACCAGTTTGAAAGTACATATTTAAAGCCTCGGCTGGATTGTAGTTTGTTCCATTACCTAAATCAACCTCTGCTAAACCGTCCATATCAAGATATACACCGTCTGGCACCATTCTTGATAATACTTGCTGCAATTTTAAATGCGTGATTTGTATCATATCAGCAAATCCAACACACTTACTGACAACAGACTCTATTCTACCTTTATATATTCTAGGTGCACAAATAGCATAATTCATAGCAACCTTGGTTGTGTCAGCGTATGGTCTTGACATGTTTTCAGCCAACTCCCATTTAAGTAATGTGTCTGTTCCTAAAACAACAGCTCCATTATAAAGAACTTCTATAGTTCTAGATACTCTTTCAAAGTTATCATTTTCTGGTGGATTAAATGTATCTGGCTTTTCAATAGCCTTCATTAATCCTTGATCAGTTTGTTTTATTTTAAACACTTGATTGTGGTATGTCTTATAATCAAAGTACATAACCTGTACAGTGTTTTCATCATAATCACCCCAACCTGTTATATAAGATCTATTTCCAGGCATATTTTGAATACGCTCTAATTCTTTTTCAGATATATGTGGAAACTCTTTTTTAAGCTCAGGTATAGTTATAGCTTTTACCTCACCAACATAGTATATGTCTTCAAAGTTTGGATCTTCAGAATACGAGTAAACCATATAAGCTGGATCAACGTAATCAACTTTAATACCTTCTGCAGTGTTAAAACTAGTTTTAGCAGCAGCAATGCCTAATACGGTTAAATCCATATTAAGTCTACGTCTAACTAAATCATATTTGTTTTGAGCAAAAACAGTGGATATACTTTCTTCTTCAGCTATCTCAATTGATTGCTTATAACTTAATTGCATTTTAAGTTCTAGCTCTTCTTTAGATTCCGGTATAGTTGTTGGATCTGGTGATTGATATAAGTCAATACCTAATGTTTGCTTAACACTTTCTATATAATCTTTAGCAACCATATCCTCGTAAAGCTTAGAAGCATATTCTGTTCTTTTCTTTACAGACTGAGGATCTTGAGCATAAGCCTTAATATCATAAGACTTTTGAGATATACCGTTAACAACAATATCTACGAACTTAGATAAAATTGGTACTGGTTTCCAGTCTAAATTAAGATAAGACAAATCGCCATTAATAGACAACTCATCTTTATATTTTTGTATAGACTGCTCACCTCTAGCATACAGTCTTAGATTATGAAAGTTATTCCAATTAGTTAAATATCTATTTCCATTAGTTCTTCCTTGTCTAAACCACTCGAACTCTATGGCTTGAGCAACTTGCTTACCATATTCTAAAGTGCCTTTTTCTTCGTTGCTTACAACTTGACTAGGAAAAGAACTGTCATTATTAGTATAAACGTTCATTTAACTTATTATTTTTGATGTATATCCCCTGTTGTCATATCTTTTAATACCTATGTCAACGGGTTCTGTTTTTCTTTTATTTACCGGTGTGTATCTATGTTTATTGCAAGCCATTAAAGCTAAACCTGAACTTATAGATGCATCGTGTGATGTTCTATTGTTTATATTAAATTTAGCCCAGTCTTCAAGCGTTCTTTGAAAATACATATCACCGTAGCCAGTTTCTTTTAATCCAACAAAGTTTTCTATATAAGATTCTATAGCTGCAGCATGCGCTTGTTTAATATCTTCACTAGAGTTTGGTATTCCACCTATTTCTCTTTCTGTTACAGATAGCTTATTTCTACTTCTATCTGGTCTATTCATTGCAAAACCTCTATAACCTCTTTTTCTAAAATAATACAACAACCTAGGCTTATTGTTTTCTGCTAGTATCGGCATGCCATAAAAAGCACAGGCCATTAACACGTCTTCAAAAAATATTTCAGCTGTTTGAGGTCTTGCTATATATTCTAAGAAAAAATGATTAGGTGGCGCGTCTTCCATTGAAAACTTAGTTAAACCATGAAGAGATCCATTAGAACCTCTTTTATCTACTGTACCTGAAATATCATAAGGATCACATCCAAACGCACCTAAGTGTTCGTTTCCAGGGTAGAACCTACCATTTTTAGTATATTTCTTATTTTGCAAATGCAACGGTGGAATCCAAGATACTAGAAACCTACCGCTTTTGTTTGGTGTGAATATGACTCTACTGTCCTGCTGACCGTTCTCCCACTGAAAACTACCTTTTGTAACATTTGTAGAATTACGCATATCTTCGTTAAAATCTATTTGCTCGTATATCTTAGTTAGATTAAATAAAGATTGTTTAGTTTCATCTCTAAACGCGTGCTTCTCTGTTCGCGGAAACTGTCTGTAAAATTCATTAAGACCATCTTGATCTTGCTTTAATCCTTCTACCTCGTTCTCCCAGTATTCTATTACACCTATTTTTATCTTTTCACCTTGAGGTCCTTCAACCGGTTTACTTGGTGTGTCGAATACAGGTAACCCATAAGAGTCAATGTATCCTTCGTAGTTCCACTCCATAGGTATGAACAAAGAATATAATCCGCTGCGAGTCTGTCCATTGGCGTTTCTTTGGGTAACATCTGAGTCATCATAAAGTTTTTTAAAGTTTTTACCTCCTTTATCGTGCGAGTTTGATGTACTTCCCATCATGCACCTACCAATAATTCTACTACCTAATCTCAAACAAGTTTTTGTAACTCGCCAGTTGTTTAATATATTATTAGGTCTTTCCCACTTACCACTTTCATCGTGGACTAGTAACTTTAGTTTCTCCCCGTCGTACGAGTTGTCCCCCGTGTTCTTCCAGTCGATCGTTGTGTCGAGCCCGTCAAGCTCTTGAAGCTTTTCGTTTGTTTCAAGCTTACGCCTGGTATACTTGGTGGCTGGTACTCTATAGGCAAGCTCTGTTTTGGGCCTGTCCATACCGTCTTGGATCGGTTTGAAGAAGAACGGGTAGTTGACTGAGATCGGTACGACTTTATCTGTGAACATTTTCTTAGCATCGGGACCAGACTTTGACAAGATACCGTACCGTGCATCTGACGTAATTGTTGCCACATTAACGGTTTCTGCTGAAGACATAAACGAAAATCCTGAACGTCTGTTCTTAAGATAGCACATCCCATAAGACCGTGAGTCGGCTTTACAAGCCTCCCAGAATATAAAGAATAATCTGTTTGATTCCCTAAAGTCTGGCTGCCCAACGTCAATTTTGCTCCACTGCAAGTACATATAATGAGAGCCAGTAACGTAAGTAGCCACACTCTTATTATAGAACCAAAACCCTTGTTCTCTTTTATTAAATTCACTATCGATGTAATCATACCATTTTTCCTTAAAGTCCACTGGGTATTCCTCCCAATCGAACACAGACTTTATTTTTTTAAGTTCTTTAGGGTATTCTGTATATTGCCACTTATTACTTTCAAATTTTTTTACGTTATTAGCTTTAGGTAAGGCTATTTTAAGGTTTTGTATTTCATATATTTCACCTATTTCACCAGTCTTGCTAATAACAATAATATCGTAATCTTCATTATATCCATACTCCCACTTTTTAGCTTTATTTATTTTAGCTACAGTATGTGGTTTTATATGATCATCTAATACTTTATATAATGTTTGTTCGTACATTATTTAGACCTCCCTTCTGCAAAACCTCTAAAAGTTTTTTCTTTCTTAACTTCTTTAGGTTTATCTTCTAGTAGCTCTTGCTCGTTCTCTATTCTAGTTAATATTTCAAAAGCATCGAATATAGCAAGTTTTTTTGTAGCTGCGGCGTTTTTAAGTCTATCCGCAGAGATATCATCATCTGAATCTACAATTGGTTCTTTAGCTACTTTAATTAGCTCTTCAACCGCCTTGCGCCCAGCTTGGATTATATTCTTCTTCGTTTCCTTGGTATTCATACTTAATTACAATATCATTAGATTTCATACAATAAAGTCTTTTACCTTCAACTAAAAACTCCCATTCGCCGTTTGGTTTATAACCTACAACATCGCCTGGGTTTATTTTTAGATCTTCTAAAGACTTATTACCATATTTTAATATACCAACAAGGCTACGCTCTTTATCAGGCGTTAGAGGATCATTGCTTTTGATAGGCGTTATAAAACATCTATCGCCAACAGTGTTCCAACCATCTTGGTTTTTATATAAATATATTTGTTCTAAAGAACATAAATGAGATTCGTCTTTTAAAAACGATCTACTTTTCTTTTTATTGCCTTTCATATCGTAGAAAGTTCTAAATACATTTTGATGTATAATAACTTTATCACCCACGCTTATGCCGCTATTGAAAGCTAAAGGTACTTGAGTAACTTCAGCTAATCTATTTACAAACTTCCAGTTTTCAATTTTAGTATTAACAACTAAGTCTTTATCACCAACTTTTATTGTGTTTGTGTACTTATCACCAACTGGCTTTACTATAAAGTCGTAAAGGCTATTCATTAGTATTCTAAATCATACTCAACAGATATAGCCATGTTAGAATTGAACTTCTTCCATGGCAATACCTCGTTGTTTTTCTTTATATGGATATTATAAGAACCATCGGTTTCTTGAAATAAAATATAAGCTATTTCGTGACCACCATAAACTTGCTGGCCAACAGAATAATGCATAGCTTCATTTTTATAATCAGAACCAATACTGATTTTTCTTATAACAGATTCCATTACTCAACTACTTCTAGAGTATCCTCTTCTTCTTTAATTTCAGTGTACTCACCTGTTTTTAAATCAACAGATATTTTTCCGTACTCTTTTTCTAACTCTTGCTTTTCTTTTTCTAAGCTTTCGTTAACATCAGCTACTTTGTGTAGTAAAGCGTGTTTCTGTGTTTCTAGAGCACCGATATTGTTTAATATCGCCGTTAATTCTTCTTGGTGTTTTACAATTGTTTCTAATTGTTCTTCTTTAATTTTTGCCATTTGATTTAATTTAATTTAATTGTTTTATATTTATATAGTTACTCATGTTTTAGTAAATCTACTATTCAGGTAGATCTTCGTATGCGTCTGCATAATCAGCAGGCAAATACGATTCCATACCACTTACTTGCTCAGCGCTACATTCGTCTTTGTAAAAGTCGTTTGCTAATAACCAAAGAAAGTGATCTTTTAGACATTGTAGCTTTTCTTCTGTAGTTTCAGAATCTGCAGCTTCTGCCAATTGACCATCTATTTGACCTACAATAACATCTTTGTGACTGTCTGGTGTGTTTTCTGATGTAATTACGTTTTTGTACATTTTTTAATTATTTTGTGATTTTAATAATTCAACTTCTTCTTTTAACTCTTGTATTGCTTTAACTAATATCGGAACAAGTTTACCGTAACTCAACTCTAATTTATCTTCGTTTTCAGAGTAAACCAATCTTAAAGTGTCGTTGTCTAATTCTCTTACTTCTTGTGCTATAAATCCGAAGTCCTTTTTTCCTTTGTTAGCTGAATAAAATTCTTCGCCATCTCCATCTGTTTCTGGTCTGTTATCCCATACAAACTCTCTTGGTTGCAGAGCATCAATAAAAGCCAATCCGTATTCTAAGTCTTTTATTTCTGACTTGTCTCTTTCGTCTGAAAGTGATGTTATAGAAGTAACTGCACAACGTAAAGTTGATATACTTGAATTTCCTAAAGTTACTTGGTTACTTCCTGTACTTTGAGAACCGTAACCTATAGATGTTGAATTAGCTATAGCGGTTGAATTTCCTCTGGCTTCATAACCCAGCATAGTGTTAAAATTACCAGTTGTAATTGTAGCACTTGAACCACCACCTGCGTTTCCAGATTTTGACCCTAAAAATGTATTGTAAATACCTGTTGTGATTGCGCCTCCAGACGTGTTACCTATACAAGTATTTTGACCCGATGAACCACCTGAAGGATTTGCATTTAAACCAGCTTGATAACCAACAAAAGTATTACCTTCTCCGGTTGCTAAAGCTGTACCAGCTTTATAACCTATTCCAACGTTATTACTTTTTGTTCCAATTTCTCTCAATGCTTCCGAGCCCATAGCTACATTATAATTACTTGCTCCTGAGGGTGATTGAAGTGCTAAATATCCAAATGAAGCATTATCTGAACCAGAATGACCAAAGCCTCCACCAAAAGCTCCATCACCCATCGCAGTGTTGCGGGAACCAGTTGCTGAATAAGCAGTTTGATAACCCACGTATGTGTTATCTCCACCTGTTGTTGTATTATAACCAGCAAAAAAACCTATATTTGTATTTGTAGCACCAGAAGTTTGTGAATAACCAGCTTGATAGCCTATTGAAATATGACCATTTGCAGTAGAACTTCTTGCAGCATTATCTCCTATCGCTATGTTTTTAGTAGCAGTTGTTAAAAATTGACTTGCTTCGTGTCCTATTGCTATATTATCAGCTCCGTTAGTGTCTATTCTATAAAGAGCGTGATACCCTATTGCGGTGTTTCTGTTTACTGCGCTTTTACCAAGTCCAAAACTCATAGCACCAGAGCCAACGGCAACAGTTCTGTATCCGCTTCTACCAAATCCAGCATTATCTCCAATAAGAACCGTATTCAGTTGTAAGTTAGTTCCAGCAGAAGCACCAGCATTGTAACCAATAGCAGTAGAACGTTCTGAAGTTGTACTATTGTTCAACGCTTGTTTACCTATTGCAGTATTATAATCTCCGCTTGTTAGACTGTTTAAAGCTTCTTCACCTAAACCTATATTACCAACTGCTCCAGATATTCCACTTGGTATGTTAATGAAGAAAGCGTTGTCGTTTGTTAAGTCTATACTTACATCACTTAATCCGTTTAAATCAGAAGCACCACCGCCTCCAGCAGCTTGTAATTCTAATTTACCAGCACTTGCATTATAAGTTAATACATCGCCATCACTTGCACTACTTTGGATTCCTGGTATCTGTAAAGTCGTATGATTTGAATTACCTAATACAATAAAATTACTTTGCCCGATTGGACTTGTTGCAGCATCTTTACCTATTAAAATACTATTTGAAAACGCTGTTGGCTGACTACCAGAACCAGCATTAAAACCAATAGCAACGTTATCATCACCAGTTCCACTAAAAAAAGATGCACCTTGCATAGCATCTGTGCCTATTGCTACATTATTATCCCCATTATGATAACCTAACGTATTGTAACCAAGTGTAGTGTTAGATGCACCGGTAGTTGTAGAATACCCAGCTTTATAACCTACATTAGTATTTTTAGTTCCAGATGTTTGAGAGTAACCAGCTTGGTAACCTATTGAAATATGACCAGCAGCGCTATTGTTTTTTGCAGCTTCTGAACCTATTTGAACAAGATTAGCTGCGTTTGTGCCGTATCCAGCTCTATACCCTATAAGAATAGTATCATTTAAACCAGTTCCAGAACTATAAGCAGTTTGATAACCTAAAAGTACAGAGTTACTTCCTCTCGCCCCAAATCCAGCTCTATCTCCTACAGCAACATTAGATGTTCCACTTCCAGTACTCAAACTACCTAAAGCTGAACTACCCACAGCGGTATTAGCTGCTCCAGACTGACTGCGCCCAGCTTCATATCCTATATAAGTAGTGCCACCGCCAGAAGTATTACTAAGTCCAGCAAAAGCTCCAACATACGTAACACCATTAGCAAAAGGATTTAAGCCAAAATTTCTACCAGCGTCATTACCTATAAGCGTATTATTTGCTTGTCCTTGTAGGCTACTACCAGCATCAATACCAAGCACAGTATTGCCTTGTGGGTTACCACTTAAACCGCTTGGCACTTCTCCAACGTATAGGCTATCTGTATCAACTAAACAATCTGAAAGACCATTTAAGTCAGTTGCACCACCAGCACTTGGAGTTTGTAATTCTAATTTTCCAGCGCTTGAATTAAAGGTTAGTACGTCACCATTACTCGCTCCGCTTTGTATTCCTGGAATCTGTAAAGTTGTATGATTTGTATTACCTAATACAATGAAATTGCTTTGACCAACTGGACTTGTGTTAGTATTATATCCAATTAAAATTGAATTACTTGTTGTAGAAGTATTTTGATATCCAGCTAAAGCGCCTAGAAAAACATTATCTTGACCAACAGTCACTGCTTCACCCGCTTGCTCACCTAGAAAAGTGTTTAAAGTACCCGTTGTTAATCTACCCGCGGAATGTCCTATGGCGGTATTGTAACTTGTAGTACTTGCTGCAGAAAGAGCATTATTTCCTACAGCTGTATTATAACTACCAGTTGTATTACCGCTTAAAGCTTCATAACCAAGCGCAGTGTTTTTAAATCCAGTGGTAGCAGAAGAACTAGCGCTTATTCCTAAAACTGTATTACCTTGAGGATTTCCAGATAAACCCGAAGGTACAAATCCAGAGTACAACGAAGCTGTATCAATTAAGAAAGGATAGCCACCTAAATTACCAGGCGCTATACGTACATTATCTGTTCCATTATACCCTACAACAAACTGTACATTTGCTGAATCTGTTTGCTCTTGAAATTGTGAAAATTTTAAATTTGCCATTTTTTGTTTTTATTCTATTATAAGGAAAGCTCCAGTTTCAGAAATAAGGAAATCTCCATTTTCCGCTAGTATTTCGAAAAAAGGAGTTGGATCTCCGCTGTTACCAAAAGGTCCGCTAGGTATGCCTATGCCAATGCCTATTCCTAATGCCATATTATTTTGCCGCTATAAGTTCCGCTACTGTTGTACCTGTCGCTAATACATAGTCTACTGTTACAGGTAGAAATCCGCCAGCTTGTAACCCTTTAAAAGTAACAGCTTGAGCAGAAGTTGGTAAACCGCCATTAGCAGCTCTAACACCTGCAGGTATTACTTTCATATGAGTACCGACTGTCGTGTTGTCTCCAATATATATAACTGAACCATTTAAAAAATACTGATTACTTATAGTATCGTTAGGTGTTATCTCTTGGATATTGTTAGTTGCGAAATCAGGTTGATTACCGAATTGTCCCATTATTTATTATTTTTTTGTTGTTATTGATTTTGCTTTTTCCCATGAACGACCTACAAAATATGCGCCGTACACTGTTACAAGAAGAGTTTGAAATATTGGTATATACTCTTCTGCTATTTTAAACTCCCCGATGTTTCCATCAAAAAACGCACATACAGTAAATATAACTGTTAAGTATATAAGTACCATTGGGCGTATATTTTTAGACAAGAAAGAATCAGATTGCATATCTGATTGCCATCTTGCTGTTACTTGCTCTTGAGCCTCTTTATCAGCTTTTTCAAGAATTTCTGTAATAAGACGCTGAGCCTCTAACTTTTCTTCTTTAGTAGTCGTTAAGTCGTCTATAACGTTACCAACTTCTTTGATAACGCTACCTGTAAGCCATTGCCAAATTTTTTTCATTTAATTGCAAGATTTGCAAGGGTGACCACTTCCTGTTTTTTTCTTTCTACTTCTAGATTCGAACTTTTTAGTTCTAATTCTAGTTGAAGATCCACCTGATGAAGTTAAGTCTAGCTTAGGTTCTGGTTTTTTTCGCATTTTAACTTTAGGATCTGGTGCTTTTGGTCCAGTTGTATTTATTTTAATACCTTCAGGTTTTAACCCCAAGCCTTTTACTTTATCATACTTAACTGTTGATCTAACGTCTTTGCCAGATTTAGAAGCAGCATCTTCTACTTTAATTAATTCACCTCCATAATCAAAAGTTTTTTTGCCAGCTTTTTTAGCCGCTCCATACGCGATGTTAAACTCTGCACTACCTGTTCCAGATTTAGTATAAGGTGTTGTAACTGTTGTTTTTGTACCTTTTCTACCACCAGCACTAGTTATTCTTTCTGTTTTAGTAGTAGACTTTCCATAAACTTTTTCAGCGCTAGCTGCAGATTTATCTGCTTTAGCTTTAGCTTCTTTTTCAGCTGCTTTCTTCTTAGTTGGATCTATTGGATCACCCGTAATATATAATGGCCCTGTTTTATAAAATGGACTACTACCTGATTTTTTTAAAATTGCCATAATTAACTTTTTTTGGTTTTTCTTTCTTGTTTTTTAGCCTCTAAAGATGCTGTTCTTTTTGATTTTGATTTCGCGTTAGAGGTTCTTTTAGCTTCTAATCTAGCTTTTGCTTCAGTTTTCTTAGAGGCAATTGCTTTTTGTTTTTCAGCTTTTTTAATAGCAGCGTCTGCCCTTCTTTTTTCTATTGATAATTTTGCTTGCGTTTTTTTATCAGCTACTTGTTTTTTTCTATTAATAGCTTCTGGGTTATCAATTTTTTTTCTACGCTTAACGGTTTTAGTCTGCGAAGTACCACCTTTTAACTGTCCCTCTGGAGTTACAGTATATCCTCCAGTCTTTCTTATAGTTTTAAAAATATCTTTTTCAGTTATACCGCTTGTGTTTTGAACTTGACCTGTTAGTTCTAAATCAGAAACTCCTCCTCTACTTGACTTATAATCAACCAATCTTTTTTCACCTATTTTTAGTCTAGGTGATTTTCCTTTTTTAGCGTAACCTGTCGTTCCATACCCTTGCTGCAAGGCATTATAGGCTTTTTTAGCCGCTTCTTTAGCCGCTTTTCTTGATGTTCTTTTTGTACTGCCTTCAATAGCTACTTCTTTTTCAACAATTTCGTATTTATTTTGAGAAAGAGGAGATATCATATTCAATGGTAGGTTTTTACCTGTTTTAGGCATATTCATTCTTCCTGGTGATTGCTTGTAGGCCATTGTCTTATTATTACTTGTTTGTATTATTTGTTACTTTACCTTTCTATAAGCCTCAGCTTCCCAAGGCAAGTTTTTAGCACCTTCTTGCATTTGTGCTCTTGAATATTTTTTACCTTTCCAATATACGTAT